CATGGGTATATTTGTATTTTCTATAAGCGTCTGTATACTCGCCGCAACGACATCACAGGCACCGTTATGCCGGTTGTTGCAACGCCAGAACTGGGGATTCCGTTCCCATTTGATACAACTCCGGAAGAACTAAAAGGCTTCCGCGAAAAAGCCGAAGCTCTACTCAACACCGTTGAGGAGTTGGAGAGTCATGGGCTTGAGGTCGAAGTGACCGATAGCGACCGTTTCGAGTCGCACATGGCGGTCAGTACGGGGCAACTGCCCCCGGCAAAAGACATAACCCCCGGTGCCGTTAAGCACGTAAATGCCATCCTTTCCGAGTTCGACCGGGAAGTATTAGACGTACATCGCCGTCTGCGTAACTACGTCACAAACAAGTTGATTATTGACTCTTCAGATGCCGACGCACGTACCCGATTAAAAGCTCTGGAGATGCTGGGAAAGATTTCTGGAGTTGGGCTTTTCTCGGATCGCATTGATGTCACGATCACTCAGCGCACCGTAAAAGATATTGAGACAGAGCTTCGTAAGACTCTTGAGCTATACGAAGGCGAGTACGAAGTAGTAGAGGAAGACAAGCCTGTTGCGCTGGCCGAACTGGATCTGGACGAGGAGTTGGGGCTAAACAAACCCGAAGTTGTTGCGGAAGATGGACCCGAACCTACTCCGTAACGTAGAACAACGTCTCTCGGAGATGCCACCCGAGCTTCAGCAGAAGGTTGGGCAGCTACTAGCCGAAGCAAGAAAGGCTGCAACTCAGGAAAAAGCCGCCACAGACTTCATGGCCTACGTTAAATACGTGTGGCCTAACTTCATTAATGGCAGGCACCACGAGAAAATGGCTCGTGCGTTTGAAAAAGTGGCTAATGGTGAGGTCAAAAGGCTCATTATTAACATGCCACCCCGCCACACCAAGTCAGAATTTGCGTCTTATCTGCTGCCAAGTTGGTTTTTAGGCAGATTTCCGGGCAAAAAGATCATTCAGACCTCTCACACAGCAGAATTGGCGGTGGGATTTGGACGTAAAGTACGTAATTTGGTGGATTCCGACCGCTATAAAGACATATTTCCGCAAGTTGCACTACAAGCTGACTCTAAAGCTGCTGGCAGATGGGCTACAAACTACGCGGGGGAGTACTTCGCCATCGGCGTAGGCGGTGCGGTCACGGGTAAAGGCGCGGATCTCCTCATTATTGACGATCCTCACTCGGAACAAGAGGCAACCCTAGCCGAGACCAACCCCGAGGTGTACGACAAGACCTACGAGTGGTACACATCCGGACCTCGCCAGCGTCTGCAACCGGGCGGAGCCATCGTAGTCGTCATGACTCGGTGGAGTAAGAAGGATCTGACGGGGCAAGTGCTTAAAGCAGCGGCCCAGCGCAGCGGGGAAGAGTGGGAAGTCATCGAATTCCCTGCAATTTTGCCCTCTGGTAAGGCTCTTTGGCCTGAGTTTTGGAGCATCCAAGAACTAGAGGCGCTGCGGCAGGAACTGCCCAACGGCAAGTGGATGGCTCAGTACCAGCAGGAGCCGACCTCTGACGTATCAGCCATCGTCAAGCGTGAATGGTGGCAGGTGTGGGATAAAGACGACCCGCCTTTCTGTAGTTACACAATCCAGTCTTGGGATACGGCGTTCCTCAAATCAGAACGCGCTGACTATTCGGCCTGCACCACGTGGGGAGTGTTTGAACACCCCGACGACACGGGAAAAATGCAGAGTAATATCATTCTTCTCAACGCATTTAAAAAGCGCATGGAGTTTCCTGAACTGAAGGAAGCGGCCATGGAGGAATATAAATACTGGAATCCCGACAGCATCATTATCGAAGCCAAGGCAGCGGGTAGCCCCCTGATATTTGAACTTCGCTCCATGGGTATTCCGGTGCAGGAGTTCAGCCCGTCCAAGGGAAACGACAAAATAGCCCGTCTTAACGCGGTATCGGACATGTTTGCATCCGGGCGCGTTTGGGTTCCTAATACTCACTGGGCCGAGGAGCTTGTCGAGGAAGTGGCTAGTTTCCCTTCTGGCGAGCATGACGATTTAGTGGACTCTATGACTCAAGCACTGCTTCGTTATCGCAGTGGCGGCTTCCTACGGCTGGCGAGTGATGAACCGGAGCCTACGCGCTACTTTAAGCGCAGGCGTGAAGGCTATTACTAGGAGAATTTAGATGGCTGTCGATAAAAGCTTGATGCAGGCTCCGTTGGGTTTGGAAGCACTTGCTCCCCCGGAGCCGATTGAGATTGAGATCGTGGACCCCGAAGAGGTCCGCATTGGCGTTGATGGCATGATGATTGAGCTTGGTAAAGAAGAGCCTCGTGCCGAGGACTTCGACGCTAACCTCGCTGACTTCATGAGCGAGAATGAGCTTGCTTCGCTTGGTAGTGAATTGCTGGGTCAGTACGAGCAAGACTTGGCCAGCCGCAAAGATTGGCTGGATACGTACATCAAAGGTTTGAAGATCCTCGGTATCCGGTACGAAGAGCGTACTGAGCCGTGGCCGGGCGCGTGCGGTGTATTCCACCCACTTCTTATGGAAAGCGCGGTCAAGTTCCAATCTGAAACGATTATCGAAACGTTCCCGGCGATGGGGCCGGTGAAGACAAAGATTATTGGCAAGGAGACCCCCGAGAAGAAGGACTCTGCCATTCGTGTCGCTGACGACATGAACTACCAATTGACTGAGGTGATGAAGGAGTACCGGCCAGAGCACGAGCGTATGCTCCTCTCGCTGGCTCTTTCGGGTAATGCCTTCAAGAAGGTGTACTTTGACCCAAGCCTCAATCGCCAGACTGCGGTCTATGTCCCTGCCGAAGACATCGTGGTGCCCTACGGTGCACCTAACCTTGAGTCTTCAGACCGCGTTACGCACCGGATGCGTAAGACCAAGAACGAGTTGGTCAAGCTTCAGTACGCAGGTTTCTACCGTGACGTGGACTTGGGCGATCCCATCCGTGTCATGGATGAGGTTGAGAAACAAAAGGCAGAGGATCAGGGCTTCTCAGCAAGCATGGACAATCGGTTCCAGTTGCTTGAGATGCATGTGAACATTGATCTTGAAGGGTATCCAGATGTCGATAAGGATAATAACGAGACGGGAATCGCTCTTCCGTACGTCGTTACGATTGAGAAAGGTACGGGGACTATTCTCGCAATCCGTCGTAACTGGCGGGAAGACGATAAGCTTAAAGCCAAGCGTCAGCACTTCGTCCACTACGGATACATACCCGGCTTTGGATTTTACTACTTCGGCCTTATTCACCTTATCGGGGGACATAGTAAGGCTGCAACCTCACTGCTTAGACAGCTTGTTGATGCAGGAACTCTCAGCAACCTCCCCGGAGGACTCAAATCCAGAGGACTCAGAATTAAGGGAGATGATACGCCAATTGCACCCGGAGAGTTCCGAGACGTAGATATCCCCTCGGGCGCGATCCGCGACAACATTCTCCCGCTTCCGTACAAAGAACCGAGCCAGACGCTCTCTGTCCTCATGGACAAGATCGTGGAAGAAGGTCGCCGCTTCGCTGCGGTGTCAGACCTCAAGATTTCGGATATGTCCTCGCAGGCTCCGGTCGGCACCACACTTGCCGTGTTGGAGCGCGTGCTCAAGGTAATGACGGCTGTTCAGGCCCGCATCTACTACGCGATGAAGCAGGAGTTCAAACTCCTTGCTGGAATCATCCGTGACAACACGCCGGAAAATTATGCGTACGAGCCGGAAGTCGGTGATCGCAAAGCAAAGAAAGCTGACTACGATGATGTCGATGTCATTCCGGTAGCAGATCCCAATGCGGCAACTATGTCGCAGAAGGTGGTGCAGTACCAAGCGGTTCTCCAACTCAGTCAGACCGCACCGCAGCTTTACGACTTGCCGTATCTGCACAGGCAGATGATTGAGACGCTAGGCATAAAGAACGCCGACAAACTTGTACCGCTGCCGAACGATGCCAAGCCGCGTGATCCCATCACTGAGAACATGGATGTCATGACGGGTAAGCCGCTCAAGGCGTTCATATATCAGGATCACGAAGCGCACATCGCGGTTCACATGGCACTCGGACAAGATCCGAAGATTGCCGCGCAGATTGGTCAGAACCCGATGGCCCAGCAGATTACCTCTGCACTTCAGGCCCACATCATGGAACACGTGGCGTTCCAATATCGCCGCGAGATCGAGAAGCAGCTTGGCGCAGCGTTGCCGCCGCTTCCGCAAGACGACCGAGAAGAATACGACCTGCCGCCTGAGTTTGAGGCGCAGTTGTCGCAGTTGGCAGCAGCCGCTGCCGCACGTGTGTTGCAGAAGGACCAAGCAGAGGTTCAGATGCAGCAGGCGCAACAGCAACAGCAAGATCCGCTTGTTCAAATGCAGATGATGGACTTGCAGATCAAGCAGCTTCAGGCGCAGACCAAAGCGCAGCAAATGCAGATCGAAGCGCAGATTCAACAGGCCGAGATTCAGCGCAAGCAGCAGAAAGACATCATGGATGCTGCTGCCAAGGCCGACGAGTTGGAGCTTCGCAAGGCAGAGATTTCTGGGCGTCAGCAGCTTGAGGCAGCGCGTCTCGGCGTGGACATCCAGAAAGACAAAGCCGCTCTATCTGCCAAGCAGCAGATGGAAGGAGTACGCCTCGGTCTTGAGATCGGTAAGGCGCAAGATGCATCCGATATGCAGCGTGAAAATTCACTTCGCCAGCAGTTGGCGCAAAGGCAACAGAAGAGGTAGTAAATGGGTTATTCAAACGCTCTGGAATACCTTGAATCAAAACTCAAGGACGAGCGCATAGCAATCGTAGATACCTTGATCCAAGGCAAGTTGGATGAGGGGGAATACAAGCGACTTTGTGGGGCGTTACAGGGTCTCGACCTCGCAATTAATCACATCAAAGACCTTGCAAAGAGGATGGATCAAGATGAGTAGTATCGACATCGAGAAAACACAGGAAGAGGCTGCTAAAGCCAAGCTCCTGCCAGAACCCAAGGGCTTTCGAATCCTGTGTGCAGTCCCGCACGTAGAGGAAGAGTTTGAGGGTGGGATTATTAAGGCCGACGACACCAAGCGAACAGAAGAACTGACGACGGTTGTCCTGTTCGTGGTGAAGATGGGCGACCTTTGCTACAAGGATCAGGACCGGTTTCCAACCGGTGCGTGGTGTAAGGAAGGCGACTTTGTGTTGACCCGCCCCTATGCCGGTACCCGAGTAGTCATTCACGGACGCGAGTTCCGCATCATTAACGACGATACGGTGGAAGCGGTGGTTGAAGATCCCCGTGGAATCCGCAGAGCGTGAGGTAAAACATCATGACTGAAGAATATAAGTTTCCGCACGAGCAGGAAAAAGTTGAAGCTAATCAAGAAGTTAGCGACGATATTGAAGTAAAAGTTGAAGATGACACCCCCGAAGAAGACCGGGGGCGGAAGCCACTGCCCAAGGAAGTGGTAGACGAACTGGATAATGACGACCTTGAGGAGTATTCCGAAAAGGTCAAAAAGCGCCTTGGACAGATGAAAAAGGTTTGGCATGACGAGCGTCGTGCCAAAGAAGCCGCCCTACGTGAGCGTGAGGAGGCTTTGCGCTTTGCGGTAATCCGCGAACAGGAGATTCGGCAGCTTAAAAGCCGCCTTGGTAACGGCGAAAGAGCCTATATCCAAGAGGTCACTAAGTCGGCTCAGAACGAATTGGTTACGGCCAAGGAGAAGCTGAAGCAAGCTTATGAAGGCGGGGATGCCGAGAAAATCACCGAAGCGCAGGAAGCTCTCACCGAGGCTAAGCTTCGGATTAAGCAATACGAAAACTTTCAGCCCTCTTTACAAGAGGACTTTACAAGCGTACAACCAAACTT